GGTGATGATGGTAGTGTTGATAACCGGAATGAATATGTGGGTGAACACGTGTTAAATGATGATATAAGGATGAAACCTGATTATGACACCTTTAACAATTATTTAGATAAGCACATAAAGAAAACTATATCACACAACATTGAAAAAGCTGCTGTTGAGGTGGCTGATTTGACTGTTGAGGAATTTAGATCAAAATTCGTATCAATGTCTAGCACAGGTTCTGCTAGCACAGGTAAGCATGAGCTGAAACATCTTGACCTGGCTAACTCAACTACAAAAAGAGTTTGGTTGCAAGAGATAACTGATGAATATGTTATTAATTTGCCAAATCATGATAATACATTAACTACAACAGCTGTGCTTAAAACTGAACCTGGGAAGTTAAGACAGTTGTTCCCAAGCCCAGTTGATCATTGGCTTAAGGAATGTTCTGTTCTCTACTTCATTGAAAAAAGTGTGTTCAGGAATAGTGATCGCATACCAATGGAAGATAATGAGCAAGTTGCATTCGGGAAAGTGTGTGATAGAATCCTCTCTTTTGCAGATAAAGGAATAGAGGTCGATATTGATTATAAAGATTTTAACATTACACATACAATTACAACGATGAAAAAAGTATATAATAATATTAGAGCAGTTTTTGCTAAACATGTTAAGCCTGGAGCATGGGATGGAACTAACTATGCAGGATATGTATGCCGTAATATAGTTTCATTATGTGCTAACCTTGATAATCTGCAAGGTTGTGCAGTTGAAAGGCCAGAAGAAACAAAAGAAATGGTCCGAGGTTTATGGAGTGGCTGGCGAAGCACAGCTTTCTTTAATGTAACATTGAATCAAATATACCATGATATGGTTATTGACGCTAGCAGAACTAAGAACACTGAGTTCAATATTCATTTTGATGAACATATGGGAGATGATGTTAGATCTAGGTGCAAAAGTTTCATAAAAGGCATAGCTTATATTTGCGCAATAAAAGAATGTGGGCACGAATTGCAAAGTAGCAAACAATTGATTGGAAATTTTAAATCTGAATTTTTACGTGAAACATATAGTACTGATGGTATACAAGGAAATTTAAATCGATCAATAAGCTCATTTGTTAGCAGTGATCTACAAGCTCCTGAAGTTACAGAAACAGTTGATTTCGTAAAAGGAACAAATGAAGCTATCCACACTCTGATAAGACGTGGATTCAATAAACTGAATGCAGAGAAACTTAGAACAACCATCTTGCATCACTTTTGTAGAGATAGGCAAACAGGATTAAGGCTCAACGATGAAAGGTGGTTGTACACAAATGAAAAG